GTGTATCCACGTTATACCAAGCGCTTTGTAGTACCATTTGTGGGACTAAAAAAACATGTAGTACTGGATGTGGCACTAACAGAAACTCAATGCCGGACTGCTGCTGCGCCGGCCAAGAACGTGAAGAAGTATTTTGACGGCGGTGGCCTGTGCTTGCAGGTGACGCCCGACGGGAAAAAGTACTGGCGGCTCTACTACCGCATGCCCGGCAGCAAGAAACAACAAACCGTGTCCTTCGGCGTGTATCCAAAGGTCAGTCTGAAACAGGCGCGGCAGCGACGTGATGAAGTGAAACTACTGATCGCGCGCGGCATCGACCCGAAGCTGGCCGCGAAACAGCTACGGCAAGACAGGACAGTGGCGCTAGAAAATACCTTTGCCGATGTTGCCAAGCGGTGGCTTGAGCATCGGGCTGCGGTGAAGAAATGGGGCAAGCAACATCAGCGGGCTACAAGAAGCATGCTGGAGCGGTACATGTATCCCCGCATCGGTGATTATCCTGTGACGGAAATCGAACCGACGCAAATCCTGCGTGTACTGCAAGAATTACAGTCGGCGGGGAAAATTGAGACGTCGCACAAGTTGTTGAGTGCGACGACGCAGGTGTTTCGCTACGCAATGATCACCATCCGGATCTGCAAATACAATCCTGCAGCGGATTTGTCGGAATTGCTGGAAACCGGGAAATCTGTCCCCTACCGCCACATCACTGATCCTGCGGAGATCGGTCGCTTGCTGGTCGCTTTAGATGAATATACCGGCAGCCCGCAGGCAAGAGGGTTGGCTCGCCTACACCCGCTTATTTTTACGCGACCAACGGAAATCCGACTGATGCGTTGGGATGAAATAGATTTTGAACAACGTCTCTGGCGACGTAGCGAAGATGAGACGGCACGCCGAAAAAACGTCAACGCCGTACCATTCTCCCGCCAGGCATGGGAAATCATCGCCAGTCTGCACTTGGTCACAGGGCGGACGGATTACGTCTTTTGCAACATCCATCGCAACAAGCCATTCAGCGCCGGCGCAGAAAGCAAGGTGTTGAAGAGTATCGGCTATCACGAAAAAATTGTGCCGCACGGTTGGCGGCATACGGCATCGACCTTGCTGCATAATCAGGACTACGACAGTGTTTGGGTTGAAAAGCAGCTAGGTCATACAGATAAGAATGAAGTCCGGGGAACCTACAATCACGCGGACTATCTTGAACAGCGGCGAAGAATGCTGCAAGAATGGGCCGATTATCTAGACACGCTGAAAGCCAACGTCAAGTGACGTTGGCTTCGTTTTGTTGCGCCAGCCAGTCCAGCACTTCACCGAGAATATAGTAGCGGCCTTTTGCATCGGTGTATTTGCGCGAAGCGGGGAATAGCCCCTTGCTTTCCAAGCGGCGGATAGTTTGCGGTGAGAGAGGCGTTAGCCCCCGATGCTCCCGTCCCCGTGTTTTGGAGGTGGATATATCGGCGATGGTGACATGCGCTTCGCGCGGCATTTCTGAGTAGTTCACGATTTTTCCTCGTTGAAAACAAAAATGTCAAAGAATTCGTCAATGGCTGCCATATCGCCTTTATCGGTACGCTTTTTCAGTTCTTTCAGATTGCGGACCAGCTCTTCCAACACCCATTTCAATTCCCCTTTCTTACCAAAGCTGATGGCGTTTTCTATATTTAGTTGCATGCTCACCGTTATTCTCCGCTGGGTTCCGGTTGTACTTCTTGCAGGCTATCCCGCCAACTGGATTTGGCAATATGGCGCGGGAACCACGCAACCGCTATGCGGGGGTTCTCATAATTCGACCGCCGCCACCATCCGCCTTCTTTTTCTTTATATGGTTCATCCACAAAGACAGTTGCCTCGCCGTCCTCATCCATCGCCAACCATCGCGCCCACGGCGGCACAATGATGTCCCGCCCGTAATAGTCTTTAACTACGAGGTGATCAGGATCTTTCGGCTTGGGGAAAATTTTGTCGCGCAACTCCCGCATGACGTCTTGTTCCTGCAGTCTTTCCGGGATGGCGTGTTTCAGGAAGCTGTCAAACACCGCTTCCCGACCATCGTCCTTGTCTGCTGCAGCGGCGATACGGGCTGACGTCATGCTTACCAGTTCCCCGGCAATTTCCTTGCTGCCGAGAATTTGCACATGCATGGCTGCTTCAAGCATTGCTGTCACCTCAATCATCCATTGCTGATCATGCGGGCAGCGGGTCAGGGTGTCTCTCCAGTCCTTGCCTCCCAGTTCCGCGCGGGCGTCAAGAAGCCAGCTTGCCCCGTTCTCCACGTCCCAGCCGCCATAGCTGATGTAAGGCTTTTCCATAAATGCCGACATCGTGCCGCCTTCATTAACGGCGAGCCAGTTGGCACGGTCGGGGATGTGCAGGACATTGCCACAGAACATCACCAATTTGTAGTAATCTTTAATTTTTGTGTTCATGCTACTTTCTCCTCTGCTGCGGCTTCCAGGTCAATAATTTCCAGCGAGAGTCTGATTTCCTTGCCATTAGCCAAGTGCAATTTCGGCGCCAGGAGTTCTATTCCCTCCTGTTCCATTACCTTTGCCAATACCAAAGACACCTCTACCCATTTCCGCATTGTCACCATTAGAAGGTTGTTACTCATAGTTTTCTCCTGTGTGTTAAGAAGTCTGTTCCCCGCGCGCGCGTTGAAATATCCAGCATCGCGGGGTTTTGGGTTGACCGTAGCTGTTGCACGCGATGGCCGATGACACCGTGCGGCTCGCATCAACAAACTTGCGGTGTTTGCTGGAGCGCAGGTGGCGTTTCAAATCGCGCAAGAGCGGCACTTGTTGGCGGGCATTGCCGGCCATTTCGATAAATTCGTTGAGATTGACAGCGATGAGGTTTGGATCGCGGCTGTGGTTGAGCGCAGGGACAGTTCGGCCAGAATCGTCTTTCCTCCCTTGCCCATCTAAATAATCAAAGGTTTCCCAGAAATCGGCGACTACCGGATGATCGGCGGCGATGGCCGTTTGCCGCTCGATGCAAGCATCTTTCAGCGCCGCGCAGGTCGCTTTTTTCTGCTCGTCGCTCAATCCGAAAATGGCGGCAAACTGTTCAGCGAAGGCAATCAGTTGGGCGTGGTTTTTGGCCAGCCGCGCATGATGGATGCCGTCAATGTTGAGCAGCATTTCTTGATACTTCGGCATCTTCTCGGCGACGTAGGAAACCACCTCGTTTTCACGCGTTGTGGCCAGCAATGTGAAGTAGCTCAGTTCTTCAATACCGAGGCGTACCATTTCATCGGTGGCTACCTTGGAATCGGCACTGTGCCCTGCTTTGGTGAAGCGTAGCTGGACAATCCGCTCCAGAACTGCATCGCTAGCGTTGACCTGGTCGCTCTGGGCAATAACCAGTGTGCCGCGAAAAGGTGGCTCGTAGGTCTCGTTGCCGCTGTTTTTCAAGCCGCGCACTCGCATCCCGCGTCCGTTGTAAAAGGGTTTGAGTTCGTCCCAGTCAAATTTTCGCGCGTGTGAATCTTCGGCGCGGTCAGCTTCGATGAAGACGTTGGGCATGTTGGAATGCTGCGCCAGCGAGCGGTCGAGGCCGGCGCGCGTGCCCTTGTTTGGATCGATGCCTTCACGATCCTGACCGAGCAACCGCCAGAGAAATTCGATCAGCGTCGTTTTGCCGGAACCGGGTTCGCCGATGACCTCCAAAAACGGGAATGACGACTGGCATTTGCGCACCTGCTCGGCGAAGAGCGAAGCGAACCAGTACACCGCCGCAATCATGCCGTCGGTGCCAAAAGCGCGCCACACCAGCTGCGGCCAGTCCTGGCGATAATGGCGCGGGGTCGTTTCGATGTGCATCTGCCGCTCGCGTGACAACGACTTGATGGATTTCTTCGGCAGATCGAAAAAATCCTCTTCGTTGATGTCGTAAGTCTTACCGCCCTGCACAGCGATGCGGGGGAAGATGTAGCAATCGTGCTCGCGGCTGTAGCCGATATACTCGATCGTTTCCACGGTTTTCAGCCCCTGCAGCCAGCGGGTACCTATCCAGTCGAGGTGTTTCGCTTCGCCCGACCACCACGCGCCTTGCGCGCTGGCCAGCCGCTTTTTGAATTCGGCACTGGCGGTGATTTGCCCCGGCGTGAAAGTCATGTTCATCGCCGGGCGGCTGTCGGGGAAATGGATGCGGGCGTAAAACCAGCTTTCATCCGTCACTTCCGCACGCTGGAAATAGAGAAATTCGGGGCGCGCATTCGCAATGCGCTGTGTTTTCCCGACCATCATGACCGCATTGAGCGTCGTTTCGTCGTTGGTGCGGCCATAGTCAAAATCGCCGGACTCAATCAAGGCTTCCAGCGCTTTTTGCTCTACCGACCACCAATAGAGCTGGTTGCCGAAGTCCACGACAAAGCCGTGCGCCTTGTTATGGACAAACAGCAAGGCCGCTTTTTCCTCTACTGATTGGGCAATCAGCAGCGCGCCGTGGTAGCGATATTCAGCAAGATCATCTTCTGTCAGTTTCTCCAAGCGGTGCAGGTCGTTCCAGTCGCATTTACTCTTTTGGGGAGCAATGGCCGCACCGCATTCGATGTCCGCATTACGCATCCGCGCTACGAATTTGCGGATAGCGGCTTTGCCCGCTTTGTCGTTGTCGAGTGCCCACACCCAGCGCACCCCTTGTGCGGTGCAGTTGGCGAGCGCCGTTTTCGGATAGTTCGAGCAACTGAGGATAGCAACCGCCTTGATGCCGTTTTGCCACAGCGAGATGGCGTCAATAATGCCCTCGGTAATCCACACCTCGTCACCATCCTGGATAATCATCTCCGGCGGCTGCCACCAAAGTCCGGCGTGCGGCCCGCTGAAATTCTGCTTGCGTACCTCACGACTGCCGTCGGCGTTGACGATTTCGACCGGGTCAACAAAACGCTCCATGTAGGACGTACTGTTGGGCAGATAAAAACGCACCGTTGCCGTGCCGCTTTGTGCCTGCCCGCTCCACCATTTTTCCTGTGTGTAGTAGGACTTCATGCGCATGGTGTTGAGGCCGCGCGCCTCACGCATGTAGGCATCGGCGGTGGCATTCGGGTTTTGCGGCGTGCTGGGGAAGCGCTTGTTGTACTGGCCGAATTCCTCCGGATACAAGTCGCGGACGGAGTACTCCATGCCGCACTTGTTCTCGCGGCCACAGCGCAGCACCCACGGCGATTGCGCCGAAGTAAAGAGCGATTTTTTGCCACAAGCAGGACATTTGCCCTGGTTAAGCCAGCGCCCGTCATCACTTTTCTTAAAGCCAAACTCGCTGAGTATCCGGGGCACAATGCGCCCGGCTAGCTCTTCATTCATCTCGGCCATATGTCCCTCGCTTACAGCAGCGCGCTTTGTTGCTCACGCGCTGCACGAGCGCGAACGAAATCAACCAGCTCGCGCAGCGATACCGCGTGTTGTTTGCTGCCATCATTGATGATGGCGCAAGCAGTGGAAGATTCATCAATAGATAATCCCCAGCCCTCTTTGCCCAGCCCTGCGGATTCATGTTCGGCGATGGCACGGGCTGCCGTCAGCTCGGCGCGGTGGGTATCAATTTTGACCAGTTCTTGCAGATAGTCGCGGCAAGCGGCGAGGCGTTCGTCGCGGCTGTAGCCGGGCTGCCAAGGACGGGCGACAAACTCGCGCGCCAGGTCAAGAGCACGGTCTTGCACCGCGTCACAGACGGGGATGGCCGTGATTTGGGGTTGGAAAAGGCCGCTTGCCGGCGATATTTGCCGGACCACTTCGGAGCGAATGAGGTAGGTCGCGCCGCAGTGCGGGTTTTGACATGCTGCGTATTGTTCGCGCATGGCATCATGCTGCTGGTGGCTGCCTTGAATGCGCATCGGCGCACCGCACGCCGGGCAAGGGAAATGGCGTAAGGGTTGACTCATAGCGCACCCTCCTTTTTGCCGCATTTTTCGACCAACGACCAGAATTCAAGCAAGGCTTCACCGACGGTGTCAAAAAACTGGGTGGGGTGGACTTTGTCCGGGTTCGTGTACATACGGACACTGGGACCAACCTCGTCACATGACAAGTAGATACTGGATACAGCAAATCGCGCTGAGATCTGCGTTGTTCCGTCTTCAAAAAACGAGACATAGCAAGTGATGCCCCGCTCAATCAAACGAGCGGCGACAGCAGAGAAAATCAATTTCAAAGTGTCTTTATCCACGGCGTCCTCCTTGTCGTAGCCAGGCGAGGCATTCCGGCTGTTCATTGGCCGGCAGATGTGGGCAGAGTTCGGCAACATGGTGGGCATGTGCCTCGCTGCGTACGCTGGCGGGGACTTCGTCCACACCAAGCAGGGCGATGGCAAAAGTGGCGGCGGAAAACAGCAGAGCAAAGCCGCCAAGGATGATGTCGCGCAGATGGTAGACGTGGGCAGTCTTCATGCGGCACCCCCGAACATCTCCTGCTGCGCCTCTTCCTCGCGCGGACAACCCAGTCCGTCGAGCGCAAGCGCGATCAAATACGACAGACGCGCCTTTTCCTCGCCGATGGCGTGGCGACGCATCACGAACAGCTCTTTCAGCGATTTGTGCTGCCCGGCTTTTACCGCAATGCCGTGCATTTCATACTGGTACAACGCACCGGCCCATTCCTTTTGCATCGCCAGCAGCCAGTCGGCGGCATCGGCTTTGCCTTTGGCGCGCAAGATGGATGTGTTTACCCTTGCCAAATACATATGCACCCGGTCGAGGCGGAGGCAAAGCTGCTTTGTCAACAGCGTTTTTTCGGGATACCTGTATCCCGGATTTGCCGTCTGGCACCCCGCCGAAGCGGGCCCGGCGGAACAATTTTGCCCCGCGAGCAGCGCCTCAACAGCCTCGGGCTCACCCAGATACACATCGGTCGGCAGGCAGGCCAGCTCCTGCAGGCCATACAGCTCGGCATTATCGGCGGTGCCGGCCGTGCGCCGCGCCATCTTCCAGTCCAGGCCGAGCAGACTGACCACCGGCCGGAAAGGCACATATTGCACACCTTGTGCCTCCAGCACGGTGAGCATCAGCCCGTGAAAAGGCAGTAAAGAAACCGGACGGGCAATCATGCGCCACCTCCACAGCCCAGCGACTTGCGCGCCAGGGTCAAAAGCGCCTGATACTCGTCCGGGGCGATGGCCAGCGAATTGGCCGGCTGAATATGCAGCCCGGCGGGGAAATGCGGTGAGGACAGCGCCATCACCAGGGCGAACTCGCCAACGCGCAGGCCACGCTCGCCACTGCGGATACGCGACACGGCGGAAGCGTCCAGTTCCAGCACCTCAGCCATCTCCTGACTGGGGATGGAAAGCAAATGCGCTTGCAGGGCCAGCGCCAAATCACTCTTGCTGGTCATTGCGCACCGCCTTCTCCATACTCGCTTTCAAGCCGATCGCGGATAACGAAATAAGCAAACGTCGCCATTGGCATCTTGCGACGCTTGGCTGCCAGTTTTAAGCGTTTGCGATCTGTTTCGGTGAGGTTAAGCAAGACGGGCTTTGCCGTTCTGCTTTCAAAGGATTTTTGGGTCATGTACAATCAACAAACGGCTAAGCGCTTAGCGCGGCCGTAAGCCTCCTTTATTTGGGGGATATTGGGGAGGTAACGCAGTCGCCAAACTTGAAGTTGCCTCCCCGCCTATACGCTTAGCAATAAGCGCCCATAAATCCTATTGCCAATTTTGTGGTAAGTCAATAAAAATAACACGTATGAGTAAATTCCATGAACGACTCAAAGAGCTTCGATACTCAAAAGCTCTTACGCAAGAATCCTTTGCGAAAATTGGCGGTGTAACAATCAACACCCAAGTCAATTATGAAAAAGGCGAGCGTTTTCCCAATGCCGATTATTTGATGCGCTTAGCCAAAGAAGATTTTGATGTAAATTATTTACTTACGGGAAAGCGCATTCGTAACAAACTGCATTTCGAGCAAGGGCAATTGTTGGATTTTTATGATGAAGCCAACAAAGATGTACGCGCTGCTGTGTTTGACTTGTTCATGATTGAACAATCTGGCGAGCCACTTAGACAAACTCTTCTTTATAGACAAAATGTTCTGGAATACCTGACAGGACACCGTAAATACGGTGAGCTGAGCCAAGAGGAAATGGAGCTGCTGCACCTATGGCACAAAACGCCATGGCACATGCGTAAAGCGGTTTTGAATATGCTTGCTACGGATTGGTTCGAAGAAGAACCAAAAAACTATAAAGCCGAAGATAGCAGCGGTGGATCAAGTAGCCAAGGTGGTGACTCTGGCCGCGATTCCGAAACGGTTGCCGCATCGCGGCGCGACAAGGATGGTCAAAGCAGCGAAGGCGGCGAAGGCGGCGACCCCGAAGCCTTTTTCAAGGTACACCGCGACAAGACGGACAAAACCGATACTGGCATGCGCTTTTTCATGGGGGTACTGCTCCTTGTGCTGGCCATTGTGTTCGCGCAGTTGTCGGTACTCCTGTTCCCCGGACAGGCCGCTTCATCGCCGCAGGCGGTGTCCGCCTATATCGTGACCGTGGCGGGGATTTGTATGGCGGCGATTGGCCTCGTTGCTTCTGCGATGAATATCAGCCTGCGCAATTCCTGGCTACTGTTGCCGGTGTACCAGTGGTGCCGCTACAATCTTATCGTTTGGCTGTGGCGCAACTGGCGGGGGGATGCCGATGGCGAAGGCCGCAAGGCGAAAGCCAGGATTGACCTGTGGCATGCCTTTAACGACCGCGAAACCGCCAAAGAGCGCTACCACATCAAGCCGACGAAAAGACGCAAAAGCAAAATGGAGCGCCTGGAAGCGCGCTGGCAAGAGATGTACCGCCACTTTTTGGCGGAATATGGCTATTGCGCACCGTGCGTTTGAATTCTCGTATGAAACAGGAAAATAGCGCTAAGTATATGGAGATAAATAAATGAAAAAGAATAAAACTTATAAAGTTGATTTTTATCGGATAATCCTTAAAGATGACAATAATGTCTCACATTCATTATTTAAAATTCTTACCAACAAGGAATATCAGGTTATTTCAATTGGGGATGATGAGTATAAAGTCACCATTAAAGACAAAAATAAAGATTTTTTAAAGGGTGAGATTCGGAAATACCGCAATAAAAATGATAAGCCTATCATTGTGCAGCGTGGAAATAATTCTCCTGATATTGACAGTTTGTTACCTTTAAATGCAGATGAGTTTTTGACTGATTGGAATCAGTTTATTTTAACCAAAAGGGATGTTCTTATTTATCAAGTAAATAAGAATGGAGCGTATATTAGTAAATTTATTGATTACTGGAAAAAAGCGCTTTCTTACCAATATAATTTAGATATTGTTAGGCTGATTAAAAAGGGGGCATTGCAAAAAATTCTTTCCGGAGTGTATGAGTATCGCCGGTATGAGATTAAAGTTTCCGTTCCTGAAAATCCCGAGTTTTATAATACTGAATATTTTGGTGATCTCCTAAGTGATGCGCTTATTTCACTCAAAAAGATGTCACCATCCTCACAGTCGGTAAAATTGAGTGTCTCGTCCGAGCATAAAAAATTGCCTTTGGAAAATATTTCAACCGTAGTTCAAGATCTACTCAAAAAATGGGGTAGTCGTACAGAAAAGGCTTACTTCCACAGCAAAGACCCTAATGGTTCGGTTGATCTTGTTGAGGATTTTTTAAGGAGTCAGTTTGACATAGCACCGGATGAAAATTTAGAGCATCTGCGTGCCGTAATTTTTGATAGAATGCTTGATGTCTACAATAGCAACAAAACTGATATTGATGAAGTTCTCTAGGATTTATGATTTTTTCCCGTGTTTGGCGGGTATAGTGGCATGGAGGTTGCACGATAAAGTGCATTCTTTTTACAGCGAACACGCGGATAAGGTTGGTTTATTACTCAACAATCTTGCGCAGTATGCCATTATGCTGTCGGGCTTTTTACTTGCCGTATTGACGTTGATTTTAGCGATCAATACGCCATTGGCAAAACAATTGAATGCTTCTGGTCATCTTGTTAACTTAAAAAAACTTTTTTTATACTCCATCATTGTTTGGTTTTCCATATCAGTTCTTGCGTTGATAGCCATATTATGGCTTAGCATTTCTTGTATGATTGTTTTGGATTTTATTGTATTCCTTTTCCTATACGGCCTTTTGTTGCTGGCGATTTGCTTTTGGCAGTTTTCATTAGTGATAAAAATTACTTAATGATGGGTGTTATCTTTTTGGTTAGTGTCTGGATTCGGCTCTTATCCATAATGCGATAATATCGGCAAGCGATAAGGGTGATAGCGTGATCATCCAGCGCATAAAGCTAGGCAGCGTGTTTTATTAATGCGGCGCGACCAATATTTGATGAGTGTGAATTTCAAGGGTTTAGTGTCGCGGTCAGTTTGATATCCAGCGCTTTCATGACTTTACTGATGGTGGCAAAGCGTGGGTCGCTGCCCGGGCGCAATGCCTTGTAAAGTGCTTCGCGGCTCATGCCGCTTTTTTGCGCGATTTCCGTCATGCCGCGCGCGCGGGCAATAATGCCCAGCGCATGCGCCAGTTCGGCCGGGTCTTCATCATCCAGCGCCAATTGCAGATAAGCCGCGATGTCTTCCGCGTCGCGGAGTTGTTCGGCCATGTCGAAGGTGGGCAGGTCAGCGATACGGGTCATGCCAATCCTCCAAAGGTTTGCATCATCCATCCATCGTCATTTGCCGTAATGATAGCGGCAGGAAATGACGGTCAGCGCGCGTTCGTCCACGGCGTAAACCAAGCGGTTGCTGTCATCAATGCGGCGCGACCAAAATCCTGCCAGATTGGCCTTGAGCGCTTCGGGTTTGCCGATGCCGGCAAAGGGTTCGCGCAGCGTTTCCTTGATGAGCAAATTAATGCGTTTCAGGGTCTTTTTGTCCTGTGCCTGCCAGTAAAGGTAATCCTGCCACGCCTCATCGGTGAAGGCGAGCAGGCGTTCAGTCATCGGCGAGTTCCTGCGGAGCGCTCTGGCCGTTTTGGTACTGGGCAATGGAGCGTTGCAGGTGCGCGGCGTTGGCGGGCGTTTTCAGCAGGTGCAGGGTTTCGGTCAGGCTGTTGTAGGTATCGAGCGACATAACGACGGCATCTTCGCCGTTGCGGCGGGTGATGAGAGTAATGTCGCGGTCGTTCGCCACCCGGTCAAGGACGTGTTTGAGGTTGCTGCGGGCATCGGTGAAAGAGATCGTGTGCATGGGTGTTACCTGTACAAATACTTGTACAAGTATAGTCTTTCTTCCCGCCTACGCCAAACGGCTCAATTCCTCGCACTGAAGCGAACAGGTGTAGCCGTTGTCGCCGAGGGTATGCGTGATTTCTTTGATGAACCAGCGCACCGCGTCGATCTGCGGTTTGAAGCCCTGCGTGATGAGCGGTTGTTCGGCGAAGAGATCAGCGCGGCCCACGGCGAGATTGAGGGTCAGGGTGCGCGAGCGGGTTTTGATGCGCTTCATTTCCGCTTCTGCCGCTGCCTTCGCCTCTTTTTCGCTGTTGTAGGTTTGTTTCAGGTGGCGGCGGTAGCCGTCTGCTCCGATCTCGGCTTTTTTCCGTTTCGCCCCTTTTTTGTCGTGCCAGTAGGCAACAACCCCGGTTACGCGGTCATCACGGTCGGCATCGGTAAAGTCATGGCTGTCGCCCTCGCTGCGGTGGATGGTGACGGTTGGCAAATCTTGACCGGATGAGGTTTTACCCGCTGCACGCACCGTAAAGAGCAAACGGCCGTCCTTGACGGTGCCGACGGCGTCATGCTCCTGTGCAAGACGGGTGACAAGATGGGCGTCACTTTCGTTAGTCTGGTCAAGGTGGTCGATGCTGATGCCGGCCAGCTCCTGCGATACAGCCGGGGTCAGTTCGTGGCGCGCGGCGATGGTGCCGATGATGGCGCCGATGGTGGTCTTGTGGTAGCTCTGTTCGCGCTCTTCGAGCAGTGTTTTACGAAAATCCGCTGAGCGGGCGCGGATGGTGATGACATCCGGCGGGCCGTGATGGCCGATTTCATCCACGATGTAGCTGCCCCGGTTTTGTTCGCTCCCGGCAAAACCGAAGACAGCGGTCAGCTTCTTGCCCTTGCTCGGCAGTTCCACCATGCCGTCGCTGTCGTCGATTTCTACGGTCAGCTCGTCCACCTCCATGCCGTTTTTATCGATGAGGGAGAGCGAGATGAGGCGGCCGCGCAGTTCGAGGGGACGGCCTTCGAGGATAAGTTGATAGGTAGGGGTCATCAGAACAGCCTCGTAATCAGCGGCAGCAGCGGCGCGAGTTTGCCGTACTCGCTATAGCGGCCGTCGTAGCGTTTCAATGCCAGCTGGAATTCGATGCGCTGTGCGTTACCGTCGAAGATGAGTTCGCTCGCGGTTTCGTTGAGCGAGGCGATCAGCCAGTAGCCCAGTACCTTGCCGTCGCCGCGCATCAGCAAATACGGCTCACCGCGCTCGGCCATTTCACGCAACATGTTGAGGCTGGATGGCCCGCCGGTGTAGGCAGGCATCAGCACTCCATTCAGGGTGATTTGGTCTTCGCCACGCCCGACAAACTGATAGGCGGGTTCGCCGCCGGTGCGGTTGTTGGATGGCCAGCGCCACTCTGTACTGCGCTGCACACTGTCAAAAGGGGCGGTGTGGACGCTGAAAACAAAAAGCCCGTAACACATCAGCATGGTTTTCTCCTATCAAGCCGGGGCTGCGTCGTACATTGCGCTGCGCATACCCGCCGCCTGTTTGCGGCGTTCGGCGGCCAGGGCACTGCCGACTTCTTTTTTGACATTGGCCGCCAGTTCCTTGCTGTCCATCCCCTGGGCGTTGATGTTGACGTTTACCGTCGGCGCGTAATTGCTGGATAACGGCTGGCCACGGGTGACGGGGGATAATGGTTTGGCCGCTGGTGGTTTAGGTACGCTGCTGTTACCGAGTACACCGGCGTTACGCATGGCGTTTGTACGCATCTCCGCGCGTTGTTTGGCTGCTTGTGCTGCCGCCAAGCGGCCGCGACCCTTCCACTTGCGCTGCGACTTGCTTGTTTTCGAGGATGCTGCCTTCCTCCGCCGCACCGACCAACCCTTTCAGCGATTCCCATGCCCCCTTGATTTTGTCGATGAGCCAGTTGATTTTATTGGTGGCCCAGTCAATCGCGGGGCCGAAAATGTCCATGATGGCCTGCAGCACCGACCAGTTGCGGATGGCTTCGATGGCGCGGGTGCCGGCGCCGGTGAGCAAATCCCACAGCTGCCCCGGCAGATTGACGCAGAATTCGATTGCGGCAGAGAAGGCGCCAATGATGGCCGAGGAAACGGGATTAGTCAGCCACCAGTTTTTCAGCGCCGCCCAGCGGTCTTTGAGGAAGCCGATCACGTTGCCCCAGTTTTTATAGAGCCACCAGCCGGCGGCAACGACAGCGGCAATGACGAGGACAATGGGGTTGGCCAGCATAAAGCGTCCGGCAATGAGGAAAGCACGCCCCAGCCACATGACAGCGGTTGCCAGTCCCGATAGTGCCGCTTTGCCGGCTACCGCAGCAAAACCGGCAAAACTCGTGAATAGACGACCGAGTAAACCGAGGTTTGCCAACAAGCCGCCTATGGCGAATCGGCCCATGACCCACATCGCATTCAGGCCGGCAAACACCAGCAGCAGCGTACCGCCAACTGCCGCTAGGGCAATCAGCCCGGCGGCGCCAACCATGAGCCATTTCACTAGCTCTTTGTTGTTATTGACGAAGGGCTGCAGCGTGTTCTCGATGAAGTCTTGCAGGTTGTTACTCAGCCACAACAGGCTGTCGCGCAGGGTTTCTCCGATGGTACCGGAGAGCAGGGTGGCAACCCCTTCAAGCTGCTCAAAGGCGGCAGACAAAGTCGAGGTCTTTTCGGTAATGCGCATGGTTTTGTCGGCCTGCTCGTCCATATCGGCCAGCGCCTGAGTCAGCCCTTCCACCCCCTGCTGCGCGAGGATTTTGGCGACACGTCCGCCCTGTTCGCCGAACATCTGCCGCATCGCCAGCAGCGCTTCTTCATCGCCCAGTTTCTTGCGAACAACGTCAAATTTCTCCAGTTCCTTGACGATGCTCTCGATGTCTTTCAGGGTGCCGTCTTTGTTGTAGAAATTGAATTTGACTCCGGCTTTTTTCAGGACATCGCGTGCTTCCCCTTTCATCCCTTTTTTCGCCATCTCCAGCGCCTTCGGTCCTTCGCCGAGTTTGGACAGCATCATCGAGAAGTTGGTACCGAACATCGAGCCTTCCAGGCCCTGGCGTGCCGCCATGCCCTGAATGGCAAGCAGTTTGCGGTAGTTGGCTTCACCGGTGAGCCCTAACGCGTTGACATTAGGGGCGTAGTATTTCATCGCCTCGCCCATGTCCTCTTTTTTCAGGCCGAATGCAAAGTAGGCGCGCTGGGTCATGTCGGCGGCCTTGTTCAGGTCGTCGGGATTGAGGCCGTGCGCTTCAATCATCCGCGCAGTGAAAGTACCGCCTTCCTCTTGCCCCATGTTCATCAGCACCGCCAGCTCTGCCGCTGCTTTCAGGTCGCCGCTGGTGAGTACTTCGTCTTTGACCCCCTGTTCTTTCAGCGATTTGGCGAGGTTGATGAAATCTTGCGTGGTGCCGGGCAGGACGTTGCCGAGCTGTATCGCCTGTTTGTTGATTTCCTCAAACGCGCCATATGTGCCGTCGGCGCGCATCATCGTTACCTTGAGGTCGGTAGATGCCTGCTCCTGTTGCATATATTCGCGCACCGGCGAGGCGATGAGATGCCCGGCGCGCTGGGCGGTGTTGATGCCGACGTAACCGGCCATTGAGGCATTGGCCGCCGTTTGCAGGCGGCGTTCGTTGCGCTGGTGCCGCTCGGTGATGCGTTGCAGCCGTTGCGCCTGTCGTTCGAGTTCGGTGTTGGTGTGGCTCGCGTTGTTGCGCAGGCGCGCCTCCTCTTGTGCCAGCTGCCGCGTGTTGATACCGGCCTCGCGTAGGCGCTGCGTCAATTGCAGCAGGCGTTGCTGTTCGCGGTTTTGCACGTTTTCCAGCCGCGCCAGATCGCGGCTGGCGCGATCAAACTGGCTCGCAAGCTCTCGCCAGCGTTGCGACCCGTGCCGCAGCCCGCCCATTTGTTGCTGTAGCCGCTGCATCCGGTTGCGCATCCGCTCGATGTTGTCGGCAGTCTGCCGCATGGACTCTTGTTGGCGGCGGTACGCCTCAACATTGCGCAGCTGGTCGTTCAGGCGGCGCAGGGCATTGCGGTTTTGGTCGAATGTCCGCATCAGGCGGCTGTTGGCCGCGCCGATGTTGCGGAATGTCCGGCTCATTTCGTCAAGCGCACGCAGACGCACCTGTAAATTCAAATCAGCCATAAATATTTACCTTTTCAGCGGGTTATTGTATGATGGGGACAGGTAAAACACGGGAGGTCAATCATGGATCAGGTTATTTTGTCGTTCGTTGTATGGACGGTAGTCATTTTGGTTTCTGCCGCATTTCTTAAAGGGCTGGGCAATTTCCTCTTTGAGGAAATCATCGAGCCGTACCAGTTGTGGCGCGCCGAGGCCAAGGCACGCCGCGAACGCATCAAGGCCGAGCGTGAGTGGCAGGCGTCCCGTACCAGATAATTTTTCATGTGTTCTTCCTTGCTTGTGCCGCCCTTCCGGGCGGCTTTTTCATGCCGGTTGCTGCGCCTGTCGGTTACGCTCGATGGCGACAGCGTGCCAGCGCAGCAGCTCGGCAAAGCTCATGCGGTCGAGTTCGCTCGGCGGCCAGCCGCCGCCGAAGACGATATTGATGTCGGCCCATGCGTCTTCTACGCTGCGGGGGACGGCTTTCCCGCCGCCTCGCCGTCCTCGTCATCAAGGGCGAACATTTCGGCGACCAGAATCAGCGCGCGGGCAAAGTCGCGCAGGGCGAGTTTGTTTGCTTCCGCCGGGGTCAGCGCCGGGGTGGTGATGCGCGGCAGCAGTTTGATGACTGCCTCGGCGTCGCCTTGGGTCAGCTCAAAGAGGCGGATGCCGCGCAGCTCGCCCGCGTGTGGCTCGCGCAGACTGATTTCATGCACGGGCTTGTCGTCGCGGCTGATGGGGGTGCTAAGTTTGAGGACGCGCGGTTTGACGGCTTCGTTTTCTTTCATGGTTTGCTCCTATGTGTTAGGGGATTACTGTTTGAGATTGGCGCGGCGCTTTTCCAGCAGGTCGCGGCCATCGACGATGTAAATGTTGTTGGGGAAATCGATGTCGTACAGGGTGCGGCCATCGATCGCGTATTTGAAGGTGGCGAGCGATACGGTGTATTTCGTTTTTTGCAATTCGCCGGGCTTCGAGGAGCCAAAATCAATTTCTTTCAGACGTCCGGTCATAATCGCTTCGATGCCGTGACCGTCGCAGTTCATTTCGCTCTCGGCCGAGGCGTTAATGCGGAATGTGACACCGGCCAAGCCGCAGACGCCGTAGGCGGCAATCATTTCGCTGGTCTGCTCGCTGGCCTCAAAGGTCAGCTCCATCGCTTCTTGGCCGAGGTCGAGCATGACCGGGCCGAGCATTCCGCCCGCGCGGTATTCTTCGGTTTTGCGGGCGACTTTCGGCCATTCGACGTTATCGACGATGCCCGCATAACCCCGCCCATCAACGGACAGGATCGCGTCTTTGATAATCTTGGGTAGCATGGGTCACTCCTTAATTGGCGGCTTCGACGCGGCGCGCGAAGTCGATGAGGTAGATATCGGTGATGGATTGCCGCAGGTTGAGGTTTTCCAGCGGCGGCACCGGGGTGAAGTTGTAGCTGACAGACAGTTGTCCGGCTTTCAGGGTGTCTTTGCTGTTGACCTTGTCGTCGTACCACGCTTCGCCGCCGAGCAGGTAGCCGCCGCTGGTCAGGGTACGCAGCGAGGCATTGATGCCGGTGATAATGTCGCCAGCGAGGCCGGGCGATAGCGGCTTGTCAATCGCCCACAGGTGGCCACGCGCGACCGTCTCGGCGATGACTTGCGCGGTGCGGGTGTAGCTCTCAAAGGCAAACAGCGGGTCATCCGAACAGGTGCGCGAACCCCAAATGCGGAAACCCTGCTCGCGTACCAGCGTGCTGACCTCTTTGCTGTTGAGATAGTTGGCATCGGTCGCCGTACTGGTGATGTCAAAGCCGACATCCACGGTGAGGCCGGTCACGCCGTCCACGGCGACGTTGGAGATGGTCTTGTGCCAACCGACCTCGTGGTCGAGTTTGGCGCGCAGGCCGAGGGCGACGGCGGTGGCGTGGATGGTGTTGGCTTTCTTCGCCGCCTCGTCAAAGCCGGTGAAGTCCGGCCAAATCAGCATCAGCTCGCGCGCGCTGAAGTTGGCGCGGTAGGTGGCGGCCTCCTCTTTGGTCGCGCCGATGGCGCGCGCATAGACAAAGCCGCGCATTTTCTTGGCGATGTCCACCAGCTCGGTTGTTACCGCCTGGCTGTCCAGCCCCGGTGCGCCGAGGATGCGCGGCACGACGCCCAGTTCGGCATTGGCAGCGAGCAACGCCTTCGCGCCGCTGTAATGGCCGTTCTCAAAGGCGCCGATGGTTTTCGCATCTTGGTCGGCGCCGTTGTCGTTCTTCTCCTTCGAGGTCGGCACGCGGACGACGACGGTCAGGGCGTTGGTCTGCTTGTAGATGGCAGACAGCGCCGGAGCGAGCGTGCCTTTGGTCCCCGCCTTGCCGATGGCGTCGGGCAGGTTGCTGATGAGGACGGGGCGGTTCTCCGGGAATGTGGCCGCGTCGGCGTCTTCGCCGGTGGCGACCAGTCCGATCACCGCAGTCGAGGCGGTGCGCAGCGGGCGGCTGCCGTTGTTGATTTCGATGACGCGGACGCCATGCAGGTATTCGGTACTCATTTTGTGCTTACTCCATAGAGATACTGATAGACGGATTGAGGGGTTTGTTTTTCGGGGTTTGCCATACCGAGGACGCTGGCCACAAATTCGCTGCAAAACCAGCGCATACCGGACTGGCGCAGGAAGGGAAAGACAAAGCGGAAGACGCCGAGCCAGTCGTAGCGCTGCCCCTGATAGCGGCGCAGCCAGTCGCTGACCGTATCGGCGGGCAAGGTACGCAGGGCGCGGTCGTAATGTTCGGGATTGCGCAGGTATTCGGGGTCGATGGCGGGTAATAAGTCCCAGCGGTCGCCGGGGAGCGCCATGAATTTGCCGCGCACGCCGCCGTCACGTACGGACGCCGACACGCAGAAATAGACGCCGGGGCGGGCGGTGTCCGGGATGGCCAGCTCGCAATGCGAGTAGGGCGAGCGGGTAATGACACGGATGGCGCCGTCAAAGAGGTATTTGACGCGCTCGCGCAATGATGCGCCGGGGCGTGGGCGACCTTTGTAAAAGGCGACGTAAACGCTCATGCGTCACCTCCAGCAGGTGCTGCGGGCATCATCGGCATCATCGGCGGTTTGTAGTGGATGGCGACGGCATCGAGCGCGGCAAGGCTGTCGGCGGCGCGGATTTGGTCTTCGATTGCTTGCCGCTGACCGGCGACGGACGCGGGGAGCGCGGGGGAGGGGTGGGT